GGTTGTCGTGGAGGAGTGTGTCACGCCCGCTGATCCAGCGGAATGGGCACTGTGGGTGCCACTGATGAACGGAGCGGCACCATTTTTTCTGGCGCTGTAAGACGTTCCATTGAAGCGCAGCTCTAGCGAGTCTCCTGCGGTAAATGTCGTTCCTGCGCCTGACGTAATAGATGTAAAAGTGCCGCCAGTGAATTCTCCAAATGCGAAGCCGGAAGCGTTTCCGACTACGCGGTAGAAATCTCTGGTTGTCCCGACAGTGTGATCGCGCACCGTTGGCCCGTAACCTGCTCCAACCCCGTCCGCACTTGTGGGCCCGAATATGACTATGGAATACTGGTCATTAGGCCATGAAATTGCTGTATATCTGGCGCCTGCATCCGAGTTTGTCCGACTGGAAACCACCTGATCCGACGAGCGATCCATAGTATCGCCGTCGTTGTCGCTCTGCGCCCAGTTCCCCCCGAGCGCTCCGGTTCCGGTAAAGGGGTCGGAAGCCAGAATAGTCATTATTCTACCTTCAGCAGCTTCAACTCCTCCACGCTCTGCGCGGCTTCGATGCGCGGGTCAGCCGGGGCGTCAGCCCACTTGTCAGCCTCGGCATCGAGCTCGGCGATGCGAGCGGTGTTGTTCCTGCGAACCGCTGCGGCCCGCAGGCTGTCTAGAACCTTGAACTTCGCGACGCGCAGCTTGCGAACCTGTTGCCGGAAAAGCTCGCGCGCCTGAACCATGTCGTGCGAGATCTTCTGCCCGTCGTCGATCCACGCATTTTTATAGTCCGCGTCAGGAAAGTCTTCCGGTTGCACGACGCGCCACGAGACGATGGGCCCCGTCTCGATGAAAGTCGCATCCTCCCCGAGCTCACCGCCGATGTTGACGTGTGTCGGGAACTGCTGCGCCCGCACGAGGCGGCCGATGTTCGAGAGATTTTCCACGAATACCCACTCGTTGCCTTCCTGCCGGTAGCCGTTCGCAAACGCCGCTTCAGGCGTCAGACGCCTCAATGCGAGCCGCGCCATGATCTGCACGCGGCTCACCTGCGCGCTGGTATGCACGACCGCGACGGTTATTACTTGCGTGCTCATGCGTGATCTCCGAGGCAATTGAAATGCCACGCGGCCGGATCGGTCGCACCGCCCACGTCTATTTCACACGCTTGAATGATGAACGAGCCGACCGCTTGTGTGCCGTTGCGAATGAATATCAGCAATGAGACCGTGGTCGCGGAGAGCGTATTGGTGTTGACTTCGAAGCTCACGTTAATCGTATATTGAGTCGTCGAAAAATCGGTCGCGATCGTAACCGTGACCTGATCGGTCGCGGTATCCGTGATCGAGGTGACATTGTAGCTTTCCTGAAGCGTCGGCGTGCCGCCCGCCACCGTGATCTTGCCGCGCACCTTCGGGTGCCCCGGATGAAAATGCTGCCGGCCCGGGGTCACATACTTATCGAGCGCTGCCGCGCCTTCCATTTCCGCCTGCGAAGCCGCGTTGCCAACGCTGGGATACTCGGCGCCGTTGGAATCGTAGTGAACCCAGCGGCCGTTGGCGATCATCAGCAGCGACTCGCCCGCGAGGAGCGACACCTGCGAACCGGCGAGTTTCGAGGTGTTCGAGCCGTCGGTGTAATCACAATAGATGACCGTCGCCTGCGTGGCGTGGTTGTTGAAGAGACTTATTCCAATGACCTTTAGAATGTCATTGGCGACGCCGGTCAGAAGCGTCGTATTGCCGGTGCCGGTGATGCTCGCGAAAACTACCGAGTCGAAGTCAGTGACCGCGGGCGGCGCGCCATCGTCCGCAGACCCATAGGCGATATGTGCTTCGATGTCCGAAGCGGTCGCGACGTTGACGCGGAGGAGATCCGCGGCAGCATTGAGAAACATTACGGGTTGCCTTCGGTGATCGTGTAAGCCGAGCAAGCGACTTGCTGCCCGGTAGAGATCGAAGTCGAGTTGAGGTTGAGATCCGAGCCCGAGGTGCCGGTCGAACCGTCAAACACGCAGGTTCCGGTCGAGTCGACGAGACGGTGCCACGTCGCGGTGCCGGTCGCGTTCGCCGAGGCGTCCGAGGTGATCGCCCCGAAGGTAAGCACTTGCGAGGCAACCGATCCTGCCGGGTCGGAACACGTCAACTCCGCGAGGAGCGTCGTTGCGGTGCCGCAGGTGGCCGGGCGCGAGCCGTCATAGATCCGCATGAGTGCTGCGCCCGCGCCGGCATCGAGCGCGGTCTCGACTTGGGTCAGGCGGCTATTCCTGAGCGTCGCTTGATAGCCGATGAGGAAGAGCCAGAATTCCCACAAAATCCCGCCGATCATCCCGATCGGGCCCATCGCGAGCGCGTGCCCGCGCTGCCCATCACGGCCGCTGCGGCGGTATTCCTTCATGCGCTTCAATACCCATTTCTGCGCTTCGGTATCCGCAGCGTCTCGCGTATCCTCGGTGTCGACTCCCTCCTCGATCACGAAGAGAGGCTTCGGGTTCGCCTCGTAGATCTTCGCGCACGCGAGCCGGTGCTGATCCTGCATGAGCTTCACCGTTGCCTGCTCCTCTGCACTGAGCCGCACGTATTCCGCCTGCCGGATCTTCGGTGCCTCGGGGTAGACTGGCACCGGAACCTCGGGGCGATCCTTCGTGACCTTGCCCTTCCACGCCCATCCGACCGGCGTCTCGGTGGAAATGATCTGCGCTTTCCATGCGTAGCCTTCGGCATCGTTGCCGAGCACGGAAATCTGCCAGTGCGCGGTGTAGAGATCGCGCGGGTAGTCCTTGACGTTAATCAAGGCAACTTTGCGGGGCTGTTTCATGTTGGCGTCCTCGTAACTTTCGTGATCTTACCCTCTTCGTCATAGGTCGGCACGGCATCCGCGGCGAGCTTGGCGAGCACCTTTGTCATGTCCTTCAGCACGCTGGTCTGCTCGATAAGCGCATCACCCTGCTTCTGGAGGATCTGCGCCATTTCGTTGTATTCGGCGTCGCCCGCAACCTCGCCACCCTCTGTGCCCCCTTCTGAACCGCCCTCGGTGCCCCCTTCGCCGGCCGGCTTCTTCACCTTGGCCGCCTTCAACTTGCCGTCGGCCGAGATCTGCGCGATCGCCTTCTGGTTCGCGAGCGTCGCGGTGCTCATGCGCTCCTCGGCGGCGAGTTTATCCTTGTTCATCGTCTCTGCGCTGGCGGCGGCGATCCGCGCCTTCTCGACATCGGCCGCGTATTTCGCTTCTGCGTCAGCCTGCGCGGTGGCGGCCTTGGCGCTGGATTCGGCCGCTTTCGCGCCCTCCTGCGCTTGAGTGATCGCTGCCGTGGCTTCTACGCTCGCCGCTTTTTCTAGATCGTTTTGCTTTGCCATCGCGAGCGATTGCTCGGTCTGGAGGAGCTTCTCCTTGCACGCCGTCAACTCATCGGTCAACGCCTGCATCTGCTCCTGCATCTGCTCGGCGTTGGCGATCGCGTTTTGCTGAGCGATCGGGTTGCCCTGATCGTCCAACTCCGGGCGCGGTATGAAGCGATCGATGTCGAGGCGCTCGTCGTAACGCTTCAGCGTCTCCTTCAGGAGCTCGATCAACGAGTCCGCCATGTCGAACTGCCCGGCCGTGCGCAGTTCCGCCACCTGTTGGACAGTCTCCTTGAGGATCGGCATGATGGTTGCCCACGACTCGCGCTCTTTTTCGAGGTTGGGTTTTCCGGTAGAGCCGGCGCGCACCGCGACTCCGATCTTGTGAAAGATCGTCTGCACGTCCATTTCCGGCCACACCGCCTCGGGGCCGGCAATCTGCATCACCTCGTCCTTGGTGAAGCGCTGGAGCATGATCTCCAGCGAGTCGTTCGCCATTTCCGAGATCAGATCCTCGTTCGAGTCCTGCCGCTCGGCCACCCTGAGCTGGAGCGATTGACGCATGATCTCGGCTTCGGTCGCGGTCTTCGCCTCGATCAAGTTCGCCCGGGATGCGTCAGACAACCCAACCAGCATGTCCATGTCGTTGCGGATGATCGTGACATCGTAGGCCGCCGGGTCGATCTCGACCCCGGGCATCTGGAGAATGTCCTCTTTCAGCGGCACCTGCGGGTTGCCCTCGACGCCGATCCACTGGCGCGCGGTGCGGTTCGATAGTTTTGTGATGTCTTCCTCGGTAAGGTTGCCGCCTTTCCTGAAGACCCATACCGGGATCGCTTCCTTCCTCGCCTCGGCGAAGAGTGTGCGCGTCGTGTTGTATTCCTCTTCGAGCTTCTTCAGGAGCTCGATGTCAGACAGTGGGCGCCAGCGCCCCTCTACCAAGTTGAAGCCGAGCGCATAAAACGGGAACCAGCGCTCGGGTTGCTTCGGCGGCGAGAATGGTGGCCGGGAATAGCCCGAGCCGCCCTCGCAAACGGTGAACACCGAGTTGCATGTGTGATCCCACACCTCCCAAACGCGCCGGAAGATGTGCTTCTTGTCCGCGTCGCCGAAGTTCGTCACCGGGTTGTCCGCGCTCTCGCCCGGCCGGCTGTATTGGGTTGCCCCGGTGGGCGGCGTCCCACCGAAGGTTTCGGCATACTCGTCATCCGTCATCCATATGCCGTGGGCGATCTTTTTCGCATGAGCGTAATCGTCGAAGTCGATGATCGACTCATCGAGGATCAGAATGTCTTCGGTCTGCACCCGGTCGATCACGAGGCCCTTGAAGATCTTCACCTCGTTCGATTCCATGAGCGCGCGTTCCTGCTGGCGCAGCTCCTCACGCCTGACCTGAAGCCGCTCAACGTCCTCGTCCTTCTGTGTCGCGAGGTGCTCGATGCGGCGCAGGTTGTCCTGAACGTCGTTGACCCGGCGCAGGATCAGCGGATCTCCAGCGAGAGACTCCTGAAAACCCAGCTTCAGCCACCCGACAGAGGTCGCCATCGCGCTTCTCACGTTCGACTTGGCGCGCTTCTTGAGCTTCCCCCCTTCCACGAACACGCGATTAAGTATCACCTGAGCGGTGGCGCAGAAGTCCTTGATGAGCTCGTATTCCTTGCTGTCAACGGCCTCGGTAGGCGCGGCGCTGATCTCGGGGTTCTTCGCGTAGATGTGCGGCAGAAGCGTCGCCTGCGTGGCGAAAATGAGGTTGGTGCGGACGCTACTCTCGGCTTCTTCGCCGCGGTTGGTGGCGCCCGGTTGTTGACCCCAAGCGTGCCGGCGCCATTGCGGCAGGATCTTCTCGCGGAAGTCCTTGGTGAGAGTCTTCGCCCGGTTGATTTCCGACAGCAGGTTTTTCGCTGCGGTCTTTTCGGCCTCGGGGATCTTGTCGTCCGGGCTCGTGTCCGCTGCGACAGGGGAAGCCTTCTTCTTGACGGCTGGCATCAGCGCGCTCGGGCGGATTGTCGTGTGGCGTTGGTCGGCGGGGTGCCGTGGTAGAGGAGCTTGGTCATGCCGCGCCTCACGTCCTTGTGGCAGACGACAGCTACGCCCTCGATGATGGCGATCGCCCGGTCGACGGTGGCCTCGGCATCCGGGCTCGTTTCCTGCGCTCCCGCCATCAGATCAAATTTCAGATCCTTGGCGTCGAACGGGTGGAGGAGCAGGGCCGCGGGAACTTTCCCTTCTCTGCGAAGGGCAGCTACAAGCTCCCGCAACCCATCGACCGTGACTCGCGCTCTCACGCGAGCAACTGCGCGTTGGCCGCCCCCGAGGTGAAGGCCGAGGCGCGGAAGCGCATATATTTCTTCAGCGGGATCTCGACCGTGATGCCGATGCCGGCCGAGGCCGCGGGGATCGCGACCGAGCCCGGCGCCAGTGCGTCGGCAAACGAGGAGTTGTCGTCCGAGCCCTCGAAGAGCGCGGTGCCGACGAACACCGCGGCGCCCGGGGTGTTGCCGATCACGCCGACCGCAGAGTGCCGCGGCATGAAAGGCGTCTTGTCGCAGAGGACTGCAACGACCGCGGTGCCGCCGAAGGCGCCGTTGCCGACGGAGCCCAAGAGCTTGTAGGTGGTGTCGGTGACGCGCTCGATCTCCCATTCTCCGTTCATCCCGGTCAGCCCGGTGACGCCGGTTATGACAATGCGATCGCCGTTTTTCAGCCGGTGGCCGGCGGTGATGGTGGCGACGATGGGGATGGCGTTGGTGCCCGAGGTGATGAGGATGCCGGCTGCCACGGCGCCGACGTTGCCGAGGGATTGCTGTTTCAGGCTCATGGAGTTGCTCCTTGAGGTGGATCAGCAGAGAAACGCCCTGCCATCGCGCACGGTGACGGCGACCGAGCTTCCACTTCGCCGCTGGGTCTATGGCCCGCCCAACTAGGCAGCACCGGAAAGGGATAACCGGCGCGTGAGGTGCATATTAGGCGCGCTCGATCGGGGAGTCAATCGTTGATACGCCAATCCGTTCGATCCCACGCGCCCTTGCCGAGGTTACAGTCCTCGCAGAGAACTTGCAAATTGGTGATCTCTAACGAGAGCTCGGGAAAGCGCGAGCGCGGCTTCACGTGATCGACGTGCAGCATCACGCCGGCCGAGGCTCGTCGCCCGCAGCACGCGCATCGTCCGCCCGCGCGCAGCAGCGCGACGTAGCGCACCCGCCGCCACTCCACCGTCAGGTAGAAGTTTCCCGGGGATCTCCCAACTGGCGCGGGTAGCTGGGTCGCACCCGCAAAGCAAGATCCGGGTCGCGCTCGGCGCGTGCCGCAGAGAAAGGCGAGGAGCTCGTTCAAAGTTTTCGGATAGAGATCTCATATTTTCCCCGTTCGATTATCACCGTAGCTGACGCAGCACCGCGCTGGTCAGCCTTCTCGATGAGCCTGTCGCACACCTGCCGGAAATTCTTTTTCGTCTTGCGCTCGCGCTCGATGTCGGCGCGGGCGCTGAAGGCAAACACCATATTCACCATTTGAACGGCTGCCCGCCGAGCACGTGCGCGATCACCGCGCGCAGCTTCGGGAAGCTCCTCAACTCCCCGCCCGGTGCGCTTGGCCGCGCCCGGCGCCCGGCAACCTCGCGGGCGAGCCCGGCCTCTGTCGGAGAGAGATCATCGAGCCGCAACGAGCGCGTCTCGTATTCCTTGTGCAGCAGCTCGATCGTGGATCTCAGGCCGGCGTTCGCGAGCTCCTGCGCGGCGATCAAGGTCGGCGCGAAGACGAGGATCGCCTCGCCCGCGAAGAGTGCGCCGCGCACCTTGGCGCCGTTCAACACGCCGTCGATCGTGAAGAAATGCGCCTCGAACTTGACAAAGGTATCCTCGTGCCGGGCCCGTGGAGCGATGAGGCTCGCGAGCTGGTCTGCATCGAGCACTACGCGCCGGGTGGCGAGCTCGCGCTGCATCGCGAGCGCCTTTATCTGCGCTTCCTGCCTTACTCGATCCGATAGCGCGATACCGATGGCCTCGACTGCTGTTCCCCCTGCTGGATCAACCAATCTATCGTCCACGGTTTTGGCCCTTTCTGGATCTGGCGCGGCTTGTCCTTGAAGATCGGCCGCGGTCGTGACATGCAAGCATACCGTATTTCGTCGACCGGGTGATCCTCCTGATCGGTGTCGAGATCCTCGACGTAGGTCTCATCATGCTGCACCGCCTGAATCACCCGGATCGCGTCGGGTTGGTTGTCCATGAGGAAGAGGAGCGCCGGCTCATTCGAATCCGGGCCGCCCGGGGCGAGGCGTGCCCGCATCTGATCCCAGCCCGGTTCACGGCGCTTGTCCGCGCGTCTCAGGTTGAGCTTGTAATCCCCGAGCTTCACCGCCTCGGCGCGCTCGGCCAAGCTCGGGCCGCCGTCCTCATCGAACATCGAGGTGTCGCAGACCGAGTAGCGATAGCGATCGGCCTCGCGGTTGGAAAGCGCCAACACCTGCGCTGCCCAGCGCTCAACCGGCATCTTGATCCCGGTGTTGTCGGAGTTTGGCTTCGCGGTGTAATACTCGCGGAACCTGACGAGCGCGCCCCGGGGAACAATGAGCTGATTTCCGAGCGTGCCCTCGGCCTTCCACTCCTCATCCGCGATCCCGTAGAAGCCGGTCGAGCTCGGTCGCGCAGATCCCCAATCGGCTGCGCGAAAGAGCCGGGTGAAGATCGCGGGCGGGAGCTGCTGCGCACGCAGCACGTGATGGTAGAGAGAAAACTCGGGGAAGAAGCCGCCGGCCAGAATGTTCCAGTCGCCGAGCTCCATCGCCTTCACCAGCGCCGGGTCTCCGAGCCCGCGCATCCGGGCGCGGTAGTTTGGATCGTCCTCTTCCATGCTCGGGTTGTCGTCGAGGAGCGCCTGAATATACTGGCGCGCCATGCCGCCCTCGGAGTCCGGCATCACGGTGGGCGACGAGATCCCGGCCGCTTTCTCCAGCCCGAAGGTGCGCTTCACCCAATGGTGCCCGATGTTGCCCGGGTTCGAGCCGCACATGATTCGCGGGAATAAGTTCCACTTGTTGACCGTTCCATCCGGCCCAACTTCTCCCTTGCGATATTTCGCCGGCAGTTCGATGCCGACCATCCGCACGCGGAAGCGCAGGTAGCGATAGATCAACTCGGAAAAGGTCGTCAGCTCATCGATCATGAGGACGTGGATCTCGGAACCGTGGTATTTGAAGCGGTGCTTCTCATCCTTGCAATGGCAGAGGTAAATCTTAGATCCATTCCAGAAGCGGATCTCGGTCTCGACGATCGTGCAATGCCCGCTCTTCACCCATGCCGCGAGCATGTTGCGGAAGCCCTTCGGGCCGTCCATGTGGTTCTTGATGAGATCGTCTTCGACCCGGCGGAAGATGTAGACCTGAAGCCCGCGGATCTCGCTGCACCACATGATTGCGGCTTGGCGCATGAGGTGGGACTTGCCGCCGCCGGCGGCGCCGCCATAGAGGAGCTCGGTCGCCCTGCACAGGAAGGCGCACCACTGTTTCCAGTGGAAGTGGAAGGCCAGAGCCGCTGGCGCAAGGGCCGCGACCAGCGTGCCTGCGTCAGGCATCAGGAGTAGGCGTGAATCCCCTCACACCTTTGAAGTCGTCTTGTGTCAGGCCCTCGGCTTTGATCGCCGGGTAGTCTTTATCATCGACACGGATCATTGTGATCGGCAGCGACACCCTTTCAATCCGGTCTCGGTGCATCCGGTAGAAAACGATCTCGCGGCCGAGCAAGAACACCTCCATCCATCCGAGGAGCTTTTGTGGCGCGCAGCAGCAGCGCACTTCGAGCTTAAGCATCAATGCGCTCGGGCACCTTGACCGGCTCCGACTCGTCGAACTTCCTCACCTCGGATTCGGGCGGCAGTTTGGCGAGCCACGCTACCGGCTTCACCGCGGTTCTGAGGCCCTTGCGGGTGAGCGCGACGGGCTTCTGATGGACGTGGGTTTTGTCGACGCCGCATAGATCGCAAGCGACGCAACCGATCTCGATCTCCAACACGTCGACCACGAAACCGATCTCGGCGAACGAGTGCGGGCAGTTGCCGGCAATCACGATGCAGCGGTCTCCGGGTTCGATCGGTGTCGTCATATCAGCTCCAGCGGAAAGGTTTGCGCCCGGGGTCGATACTCATGTGCTCGCCGGGATGGTGCGCCCAACGATCGCAGAAGTGTCGATCGACTGCTCGCGGGTTCCGCCACACCGCAGGGTAGAACTTTGCCGGGCAGAGCTCCCGCTTCACGGCCGCTTTGAGCCAGCGCCAGAGCTTCATGCTTCGTCTCCCATCGGTTCAACATGGATACGCAGCGGGTTGCTCTCTGCGAACAGCACGCGCCGGTCGAGCAAGCAGTCGATGAACTGGCCTATGTCGCCGAGGCGGGATAATTCGGCGAGCGTGATGTCGTGGAATATAAGCTCGTTGGTCATTCTGCCGCGATCCCCATTGCCCGTTGTGTGCGCGCGAATCGCCGCTTCAGCTTCTCGTGCGTCTCGGGCGCCATCGAGGGTTGCACGCCTTCGGGCTGCACCCGGCCGCGGATGATCTCCCCCTCCTTGGCGTAGAGCACCCGCACGTTCGGGCCGAACACGGCGCGCACCGCATCGACGATCTCGCCCACTAGCGGCATGTGCTGCCGGTTGCGCTCGGCCGCGGCGTCTCGATTGCGGGCGGGAATGTCGATGGCTTCAGTCATTGTGGGGTTGATCCCAGCGCTCCAGCGCTTTCATCATTCGCACTTGGTCAGGAAACTCGTGCCCCCAGCGCCCGGTGGTGGCGTAAGCCATAAGCCGCACCGCGCAGTAGTAGACGAGCTTGCGCGGCAGGCGCCATGCGAGCCATTCGTAGAATTTCTTCATGGTATCACTCC